TAGCAGAAAGCAATTTAATTGTCAATTACTGCGAAAGTACTGATAAGGCAAGCCCAGGCTCCAAGCAAGAAAGTCGTTGTCGCCCTGTGTGCCTTCGGCTTCGTGAATCCAGCGCATGGCCATTTCTTTGTCTTTAGCACCAACTGTGAGCATTTCTGCTAGACGGCGTTCAAACACCTCTACAGCCCGGGCCTGAGCAATCTGCTCTGACGCATGATTGGCTGTCATAATCTTGCCCAGCTCGGTGAACTCACGGTCAAAGTCAGCCATGGTCCAAGTAGAAGTGTCAACGTGGCGTGGACGGAAGTTGTGGGCATCCTTGTACATATCCCAAAAAGTAGCCTGGGCCTGCTCCAACTCACTCAATTCTTCCCAAGATTTAAATTCTACCATTTGTGACTCCTGTTTGCTGTTTATGTGTATATTATAGCATTTTGGGCATTTTTGGTCAACCAAAATAGTGTTGTAAAAATGTAACACTTTAGTGCTACAAATTTAGGTACTTTAGCTGGAACCAACTTTGGGCTTGCTCACTGTAAAAATCCAAACAAACTTGGTCTTCGTAGTACATTTTTGGCCCATTTGGGGTTGGATGTTCAATTAGTTCTAGCCCTTGGTGATAACGATATGTAAATCCCAGCTCACGTTTGAGCTTTGGCCTAATGGCCATGCTCATTCCATATTGTTGTAAAATTTTTGCATAGACATCGCCCCACTCACCAGGGTGGTGAAAGACGATTAGATTTTTTTTAACTGTTACTTTGGACATGAGACAATTGAAACCAACTAAGTTCTTTATCGCCACTCAGATAAATGCGGTAGTCACGATATTGCACAGAGTATGCCCAGTGCCTGTTGATATCTTCATCCTGTACATCGGTGCGATTCGTTAGTGCAGAACGAGTCGCTATGTCTTGTGACCAACCCCAAGTCTGGTTCATCCAACGTCTAGCACGATCAAAGTCTAGTACGCCCGTGCCTTTCCAAGTGCTTTTAGAAAACTCTATCATGTACTTAAAGTGATCGTAGTTAGCAAACCTCTTGTCTAACCTGGTTATCTGGTATTTCATAGTTATAAAAAGAAAAGGGCCGTGTAGCACACAGCCCGTGTATTTAATCTACACAGCCCTTCCCTAACTTAGGCGCTTGCTGACAAGATGTACTTACCAAAGCGTTGGTGGAACTCGTCAAAGTTCTTGAGCTTGGTTGGGAGGAAGGGCAAGTCGTATGTGGTTAACGCAATACGAGCACCCATCACAGTCAACTCTGTCTCAAAGTTCTTCATCATGTAGCCCAGGAAGTTGTCAGCCATTTCATGGAACTCCTTGTCAGGTGCTTTGTTTTCTACAGCCGCCTTCAACTCGTAGCACATGGAAATCACCAAAGAGTACATTGCTGACACTTCTTTAACTTGCAAGTCCTTGACCTTGCCTTTCAAGATGTCCACAGGGTTGGGCATCTTGCTGGATACCTTGCGGTGAGCCATAAACTTTACAGCAAGGCCTTCACCCACAGTACCAGCAATCAAGTTGGTAAGGGTGTCGTTGTCTCCGTCATCTTCCTCCAACAGCTGGCTCACAAAGGTCCAGGTACGTGGAGTAGCAAAGGCACGGCTAGAACTCTTGGCATCAAAGTCGTACAAGTCCTGCTTGGCAAAACTCAAGTAGCCCACAACGTCTTTGTGTATCTTGTTCATCACAGCCCACTCTTGCCAAGACGCAAAGTCCACTTTCATTTCTTGGTGCAGGAAACGATTTGCTAGCGGAGTTGGCATACGATAGGTAACACCCTTGTCCGACTCACGGTTACCTGCGGCAACCATAACAACATTATCGGGCAGTCGATACTTGCCTACTCGACGATTCAAAATCAACTGATAAGCAGCCGATTGCACTGATGCCGGGGCAGAGTTCATTTCGTCCAAGAACAGCACCACAATAGGATATTGTGCGGCAGTTTCTTCGTCTGGCAAGTCTCCAGGAGGAGCATACTCCATGATGTTCTTGTCTTTGTTGTAAAACGGAATACCACGGATGTCTGTGGGCTCCATCTGACCCAAGCGGAGGTCAATCATAAGTCCGCCAAGTTCGTTAGTAATGCCTTCAACTAGTTCTGACTTGCCGATGCCGGGAGGACCCCACAGGAACAACGGACGCTTGATACGGAATGCTTTAAGCAGGCTTTTACGGGCCTGGGCGGAATTGACTGTACGGGTATCTGACATGGGCTGTGCCTTTCTGTTTAAAAATTAACTAACTAAGTCTCTATTGTAGCTGATCTTGTTTTATTGGTCAACTGTTTATTGTTGCAAAAGGACTAGTTTCTTCCTTGTTTTCTTGCGTAACTTTGGACGCTTCAACAACAAAGTGAATTGGGATCTCCAGCTCACGTGCTACTTCTGCAAAGCTCTTGCCTTTTGATAGCAAGTACTCGATGTCAAGTGCAAGGTCACTCATCTTACTCATTTACAACTCCTTTTTGTTTCTATGTGCATAGTATAGCAGATGTGCATTTAATGGCCAAGAAAAACCCTACGTAGTGTAGGGTTTAAAAAGTAGTACTCAAGTACTACATTGTAGGACCGTTGCCGTTTTTAAAACCAATTGTTCCGCCTTCTGCTTCAATACGCTTGTAAACGTCTTCTAACAAGATAGGTGTGAAGTCTGTTTGTTCCACGCAAACACAATGGTAGCGTGGATCAATTTCCTTGCTGTACAAGATAGTTCCAGTTTTGGCATCTACCCCACGTGCCTTGCGCACACGATTGGCGTGCAAGTGTCCGTGAATGTTAACACCAAAACGTCCTAACGATGCTTCGTGTACAGGAATCTGACTCAAGATCATTCCGTTCAACACATGGTACGCACGTAATTCACGAAAGTACACACGATACTCGTCATCACGAAAGATGTCATGGTTGCCACGGATCAACACTTTGTCGCCGTTCAAGCGAGCTAATGTAGGTAAAGCCTTGCGGTTAATAACTACGTCACCCAAGTGGTAAACTTTGTCACCGGGACCAACGCGATCGTTCCATCGACGGATCATTTCCTCATCCATCTCATCAGGATCATCCCATGGGCGCAACTTCACAGTGTCGTCATCTGGGTGAGTAAACTTACACACACCAGCATGACCAAAGTGCGTGTCACTGACTAAAAATGTTGCTGGCATATTATTCTCCTACTATCCAAATTTCTTTGAAGCCTTCATCTAACGATGGGGGCTCAAAACCTGTAATCATCTTTTCCATCACATCTGCTGGAATGTTCTTACCAGGGCGATTTGCTAATCTACGTACCAACTCTTGTGGCTCGGGCACTTTGAATACCACAGCAATGTGTTCGTATTGTGAAGGCAACAGTGTGTTAAACTTCTTTTTACGACTTGCTACTGTAGTGCTTGTTTGGTCCCAGATAAAGTCCAAGTTGTTAGCTTGACAAGTCAACGCATGGTTCACCATCAAACGAACTGCAATAGGCATGTATTCGTCAAACACTTCACTGTATGTTTTACCCTGGCGGTGTGCCTCTATTTCAACATACATATCAGTACTAACCACTGACATACCTAAAGCCCAGATTTGATTTTTAATCCAAGTACTTTTACCCGAGCCCGGGACTCCGATTAATTGATAACACTTATTCATATATCTCCTTCGCGGGCTTTTGGGATCACAAAGCCCCAATCTGTTGTTTCACCATTGATGGTGTGTTTTTCGTCTTCGTCGTAAGTCCAACCCAGGACCTTCATCATCCGGTGCTTGACCAACAAGTTGGGGCTACGGAACGATTCAGTATCCTTGAATCCTAACATCACACCAAGCTCACAAACTGCACCTGAACGACACACACCTGCATGACAATGCACAATGACATTCATGCGTTGCTCTTGTGCATGTTGCAATAGTCGAACCAGTTCTTGTGCCTGTTCATCTGTGCATTTGCACTCGTCGGGGAAAAATTTATCGTCCTGTTCAGCATCCAAGAATTCAAACTGGTGAACTTCGCGGAACTGGTACTTGGGTACAGGGAATTCGTATGCAGGATCCACAATCTGAATCAGCATGGAATTAACGCCAGGGTCAATATGAAACCCCTGCCGAATGTCACTCATGCTAACGTTTTGAATCCACATACGAAATCTCCATTAATGCGTTATTATAGCACTAGTGGAGAATTTGGTCAACCGCTTAGTATCTATAGGTGTCGGGTTTGTACGGGCCGTCGACTGTAACACTAATGTATGCCGCTTGCTTTGGCGTCATTATAGTGAGTTCTGCACCAATTTGTTCCAGATGCAGACGTGCAACTTTTTCATCCAAGTGCTTGGGCAACAGGTACAGTCGACCTGTTTCGTATTTACTGGTGTTGTTGTACAAATCAATCTGTGCCATGACTTGATTGGTAAAACTGTTTGACATCACAAAGCTGGGATGGCCAGTACCACAACCCAAGTTAACCAGTCTGCCTTCGGCCAACAAGATAATTCGCTTGCCACTTGGGAAGATAACATGGTCCACCTGTGGCTTGATATTTTCCCATATACAATCCTTGATACCTGCAACGTCAATCTCTGTATCAAAGTGACCAATGTTACAAACAATAGCATTGTTCTTCATGACGTCCATGTGCCGGCGTGTAATAACATCCACGTTGCCAGTGGCAGTTACAAAGATGTCTGCTTTGTCAGCAGCGTATTCCATTGTAACAACACGGAAGCCTTCCATGGCGGCCTGCAATGCACAGATAGGATCAGCCTCAGTAACCCAAACTTGTGCAGATAGTGCTCGCAGGGCTTGTGCAGAGCCCTTGCCCACGTCTCCATAGCCGGCTACTACTGCAACTTTACCTGCAATCATAACGTCAGTGGCACGTTTGATAGCGTCAACCAAACTTTCGCGGCAACCATACAGGTTGTCAAACTTGGTCTTGGTTACTGAGTCGTTTACGTTGATAGCAGGCATCAGCAAAGT